TCTCCTATGAATAAATGCTGTTTTACGATAACCTTGTGGAGGATTTAATGGCATTATGGTGTTGGCACAAATACTGCTATTGACTCACCATTAGCAAATATCAAATCAGTTTCATCTACATCACCATCAGTTAAAGGAGTCCAGTATCCTACACTAGAAACACTAGCAGCACTAACAACGCCAGAGAGATTAGAAAATCCATCCATTCCATCTATACCATCCATTCCATCCATTCCGGGTGGACCAGAGCCAATTATAGAAACATTAGAAATATTAGAAATTGAGCTAGAAATTGCAGCTATTTGTGCTAAAAAAGCATCTTGTAGTTGTTTAACTGCACCAATTAATTGGTTAATAACTTGGAATAAAGGATTATCTTTATTTGATAAGCCAGTTGTTAACAGCTGTGATTTTAACCTATTAAGGTCTGGTTGATTCATTAGCCTGGATACATAGTTGCCACTTGTCTATTAAATATAATTATCTTAGAAATCTTAAATGTCTCATCTATCTCAGTTGTCTTACCTTGCAGAAAAGCACGTTGCTGAGTAAAATTACACAATTTATGAGGTTCAATATTATTAGTTGCTGAGAGCACAAGATTAGGCAAAGCCGAAGATTTAACAGAATCTAGACTAAACAGGGTCATCTTAAAATTTCCTGAGCCCGTTATCCTCAGCCTAATAACGTCAAAATGTAGAATGGGCTCACCAGGCATTACTGTTCACCTACAGGACCAGTCTTAAAAAATGGGTCTGGAATTTTAACATCTACAAAAGTAGTAGCTCCAAGCCTCTCATATAAAGTGTCATGAGTTTTGTTTGGAACTAGTGTATATATGCCAGATGGGTCGCCAATAAATACAAAAGTTGCAGTTCCACCAAAATCAATACTGCCACTTCCAACAACATTTATATCAGGCGTAGAACCTCCAAATACCACTGATGTAGTACCACTAACAGGAGAAACTGCATTAGGAACACCATATTTATAGGCTTGAATATCATAGACGTAAGTGCCGGCCGCGTGAACATAATCTGTGAATAAATAATTAACCTGTCCATTTACCCAAGGTAGACTCCCCACTACAATATTGTCTCTACTTATCACTAAACCAGTAGGATTTTCCGCTGATGAATTATCATAACTGAAAGTAATCTCAACATCTCCCTCTTCAGTAACTGGGTCAAACTGTTCATTTTGATGATTAACGTTATCTGGAGTATCAGTTAATGTATCTGGAAAATCAGTATCTAGGTCTAATCCAATATACTGTAAATGAAATTCTCTTGTTCCCTGTATTGAATTGACAACTCCACGAATTTTAGAAGTCCAAAAATAATTACCACTTCCATCAGGATAAATAACCTGACCACCACCTGTTATATCATAAGTTTTATCATCACCAGAATTAACTATAGTTTTTACTATACTTATATTTCCACTACCATCAGTCCCTACCGCACTTGCTCCAGTAGGAAACATTTGAATTGATATTGTAGGGTCGCTAGGTGGTAATCCTGCCCCAACAGCAAATAGTACAATAATACTAGGACCAAGAATAGCAGCATCACCAGGAATCTGAGCAATGGGAAATCCATCATTAGCTTGATTATGAGTTAATCCAATTATATCCCTAAAATTAGGCATTTTAAGTAGCCTGAATTCTAGGAGTTATTCTAATTAATGAACCAACATTTGGACTGAAGGGTAGAACACTAGCAGGAAATCTTTCAGCCCATAACAGGACATTAGAGCCATCTACTATGAAGTAACCATATACAGTTCCTGGAGCGACGGTAGTTCCAGTAAAAGTAAAATCTTGAGCAATATAAGTTGCAATTCCATCACTACCTATTATCCAAGTTCCGAATGTTAGTGTCTTAGAAGAATATCCACCACCAGTTACTTCAGTATAAGAAGCGGCCGTATCAGCTTCAGCAGGAATTTTATTATTACTGTAAAGTTTAAGAGTAAGGTTCTGGTTTAACCATTTTTGCAACGCAGCAACTTCACCTACGTCTGGGACTAATAACGACATTATACCAGCCTCGATTCCGCACCAATTATTAAATCATTAATATTTACTAATGCCACCGTATTAACTTTCACATCAAATTTCCAAGGTACCCATCTAATTCCCTTTGGGTCCAACCCATTTGCATAATTCCCTACTAGTAGTCTACGGTCTGGTAAACTACAGTATAAGATTTGATTCACAGAGTCATTTAATACCTGGATGAATCTGGCATTACTTTTACTTTGCCTCAACCAAAAATCACTAATTTTCCAACTCAATTCTGGTAGAGCATATCTACCATTAAAAATTATTATTCCTTTGAGAGAAGCAATAATAAGAAAATCAACACTAGATGAACCAGAATCAATTACAGTTGCTATTCCATGAACAGGACATCCATTACCTTGGTCAACAACAGTTAAAGGCCAAGTAGAAGGAATATCTTCATTATCAACATATGATACCGTTCTATTCCTTTTCATTACATAAAAAACATCTCTTAATTCCTGATGATTCGTAATTGGATTTCCATCAGGTGGCACTACCAAAATTCCCTCTATTTGATTAATGGCTTCTGGTTCTCCTATTTCAGATACGTAAACAAGAGAAATATCAGTAAAAGTAGTAGAAAGGCAAAGGCGATTGTGATAAACAGAAAGAGCAGCGCCAGCAGGAATCTCCGAAAAATTATCCAACAAGTGACTAGCATCTTCAAGTAAATCTGCGTCAAAGAATGAAATATTTGGTAATGAAGTGCCTACGTTATCAGGAATTGTAGCACCTGGAATGAAAAAGTATTGATAACCTGTAGTATTTCCATTATAACTAGCTATAACCTTCGTAGCAACAATATGTCTCTTTGTAACAAATGATTGCCCTGAGACTGGAACAGTAGTAAATGAGACTGATAAATTAGCATTAGTAACAAATGTATTAAAAGCGGCTGGAGGAGTAAGGTATCCAGTATCAGTTTCAAATACCACACCAAACAAATGGAATCCAGCATCAGTATTCCCAGCCGCTCCATTTGCTATTGTAATAGCACCAGAAGGTGGAGTTCCAGCAGCTTTTCTTGCTGCACTTCCAGTTCCTAAATAAACGTAGAGAAATTGAGATTGTATTCCCTTTTCAATATTTATTCCACCAGCAGTAAAAGTCTTGAAAGGAGTAATATAAGCTCGTCCTGCAACTGGAACAAAAGCAAAATCTTCCATTCCAGCAATAGTTAAAATGGGACCAAAGACAGTTGTCGAATCTACTACGTGATAGATTTTGCCATCGGTCCCATCATAAGTTAATACCAGTAAAGTATTTTTATCTTGGGTAACATAATTATAGAGTCTAACTATATTACCCAAGGGAACTGCAACATTTTGGTGCTTATCTATTCCATCTCTTGTGCCAAAAGAGTTCACACCAATATATTTTACATTTTCACAATCAGAGAAATGGTCTATGGGAGTATTATCTGGGTCTCCCTTATCCCATAGACCATTAAATTCATTAATCTCAGTAGGCTCGTTTTCGTGAATCATTTCTTCTTAGTCTTTATCTTTGCATTACCAGTGAATTTTATTTCACCAGTTCCAATCATCTCCAATACAGAGATTATACTGGGCGTGCAACAGTTTCCCCGGCTTCAGTATGATTCCCTACCCACATAATACCTGCTGCAATTTTCAACCGTGCAGTTATGTTAGTAGGAACAGCAAATCTACAGTTAGTAATTAAACCAGTATCACCAGCACGGTCTACTTTAACATAAACAGTTGGTGGAGTTGCATCCTCAAGATTTGAGAAATCACAATCTTCCACCCATAAATCAACAACGCCTCCATTAGTAGCTTCTCCTATACCAGCAGCAGTGAGATTATGGAATAAACTTCTTTTTACACGAACTTGTGATGGGAATCCAAACAGTGAATCATCAAATACTAAACCAGAACCTCCCCAACAAAATTCGCAGTCATCAAACAAGGCATCTGCTGCTTGATAGTTAGCATCACCATCTAACAATACAACAGTTCCAGTCGGACCCTCAAATTTACATCCATATGCTCTAAATCTCGCACCATTCTTTGTACCAACACCGCCAGGTCTATTACCATTGACATTCAAAGCATAATCAGCAGTATCTTCAACTTCAATTCCAACATTAATAAACGTAACATCATTTGCTTTAACCTGAATACCTTCTTTCCCCACAACAGTAGATTGAACTCCAACTGAACCCCTATTACCTGCTCCAATTAACGTGAAGTTACTTAGAGAAGCAGGAAGAACTAAATTACCCTCATCATAGAACCCTGGTCCGAGAAATGCAATATCACCAGGTTCTGCAATGGCAAATAAATCTTTTATTGTGTCTACTCTCCTCCCAAATACTGGTGCTCCACTTCCTACATACCAATTACTTTTAGCATATGGAAATCCACCCGCCAAAACTCCCGCCGCCGCTCCTTGTTTTACCTCTGCCCAAAGATTTTTTCCCATTTTTTCCTCCAGCTCTTAATGAGCCAGTAACTAACGTTACCAGAGTCCACGAGACTTAAAACCAGCACGGAATGGTCTATGCCTAGTAGTAATTGCTTGTTTTGCTTTACTTTCAATTCCAGTTACTCTATCAATTGCAAGCAAAGCATTTCCATTTAATTCATCAGCTCTTGCTTTATTCTCCATAATGAACTGAGCTATCAAAGCAGCAGTTCTAAAATGGAGAAACGACTCAGCATTAATTACTCCTATAATAGAATTTTGGTCAGTAACAGCAGTAAAAAGAGTCCTTATGTAATCAATTTTTAAGTCATTATCTCCATCCGCAGGTAATAACCTAATTTCATTGGCAATCCATGCCCAAATTAAAAATCTATTGGTTTCTTGGCCTTCTAAATAGTGTGGCAAATATTCTTTCTTTGTCATTGGAATAAATGGGTCAGAATTTCTTTGCCTTTCCCATAGTTGTTGAATTTCAACTAAATTTGATGGTAGTGCAGGAGTAGTATTAAATCCAATTACTGTAGTCCCTGAATCAACAGGAATTACAGCAGAGGTTTCATTAGTCACAGGAGCGTTACTTAATTCAAATAATTCCCTTAATTCTTTCAAAGCAATTTGAAGATAGGGTAATTGAACAGTAAAAGTGTATACATCTTTAGCCGTATCGTTCAATAACGCGGCTGCCGAATTCATTATCTCTCCGGCTGTGACGTCAGGCGTTGCCATTTATCTACTCGCAGAAAAGTAAGAAAGCTATAAACTCTCCAGTAGGTACTCCATTAGAATCTCTTATCTCAAATAACTGCCTTCCATCAGTCTGATACCATCTTACAGTAGGGTTTTTAGACAACTTTTCTTTTTGTTCTCTTGTAATAGTAAATCCTACATATGGAACTAAATCTTTTTCTTCTGAAAAAAGCCCCATATTATCTTTGTCAAATAACTTAGCTTCCACAAATATTACTCCACAAACTTGAGATTTAGTTTCTTAGCAGCCTCAATATCAATTACTGCCTTACAATTTGGGCATATAGGAAATAGAGGATTTCTCATTGAGCCACAGGCAACGCATCGAATGGTTTCCATAGCTTGGAAGTCCTGCAACCATTCCTTAGTATTTAATCCAAGTTCTCTTGCAGCAAGTCTCATATCATCTGAGACTGCTAATGGATTTCCATTGCTTCTTGACCAGAGAGTATCACCCATCCTTACTAAAGTTGCGTACCATCTCTTTTGATTTTCTCTTGCTTTATCTAAATTGCTCTTATATCTTGTTTTCAGTTCAATTTCCTTAACCTCACCAGGAATAAAAAACAAACCAGGCATAACATCAGCCATATCACAAGCAAGTAAACCATTACAATAATCTCTAACAACCGAGTCAGCAATTTGAATCGATGAGACTGGAATCTCTAAAAGTGGCTGCTCATCATCTAATTCTCTCCACCAACTAGATGGACCTACTATTAGAATTGATGGTTTCTCATAAGTACCAGCAGGAATGAAAAATCTTCCAGGCTGAATAGTATGTTTTACTTCATCAATATCTCTTGGGTAGATTGAGATGACTGTGCTCTTATCCAATGGATTAACCTGAGCACGTATAGTACGTCTATGAATATTACCCATTGTTGGGAATGCACCTACTGTACTCATATTTTCTCCTTAATTTTTCGTGTAGTTTCCTGGGACTACAATTCCAGTCTGACGAGTTAGATGGTCAGACACATTAGTTTCATCACCAAAAACTTCCTCATAAATTTCATCAACTCTCTGCTTTTGCAACTCAAGAGCATTTTCATGGTTAGATTCTGGGTCTTTATATTTTGCTAAACTTTGCTTTCCTTTAGCAGCGTAAACCGTATCAATAACTATTTTACAAACTTCCATTTTTGGTGGTAAAGCATTACCACGTTTATCCTCAAATACGAACATAGGTTCGTATGATAATTTCGATATCGGGAGTTCATCTCTGTTTATTTCTGGAACTATTACTAATCTCTCCAAAACGAACTTATTCTGAATCCACTGACGGTATTTTGGAACTTCTCTTACTTCTGTCACTGTTCTAATAAATATTCCAGATTCAGTAAAGTCATCGTATGTCCCAAGTCTCTTTTCAAATTGGTCTTCACTGAAGACAATTCTCCAGATTGACCTTCCAGTCATTGTATCAATACCAAAAAGGCTTACCAATTGATTATTAAGAGATTTAATGTTTTCCATAAATTTAAGTGCCGGTTCCTGTTACTAGTATCTCATCCTGATACCGGCAAGGGAATGAGACTAGCTCCCTTCTCCAGAGAGATTTTACTTATCCTTAATTACTTGAATTGCATCAAGTGTGGTAACACTATCAGTATTACCATCGAATCCTTCATATTTTGAAGTAAGAGCTACAGTTGGTTTCGTAGTTGTTCCTCCTACTGCTGTAACTTTGGCAGGAACATTCACAATATCTCCAACTACAAAATCAGATTGAATTCTATCTTTTGGCATTTTACCTCCTTTCTATTGAAGTGCTCCAACCCACCATTTTGCACTTGATGGATCATAATAAAGCACTACTGGTCTATTTTGAATAGGAGTCAAGGCAGTTTTGATATTACCAGTTGTCAGAAACAGTCCAGGAGCAACATCAGTAAAACACAATACAAGCTCACCATACCCACTTGTAGGTGGAGTAATGGTTTCTAGTTGAACAGTTCCAGTTACAAACGTAAATCTAGTTTTTGGAGAAACAGTAGCCACAGAAGTAATAGTTGATGGTAAAGGTTGCTTATCACTCTGAGCTACGCTTAGGTCTTGATGAAGTAAATCACTCATTTCATCCTCCTAGTAGCCAGAAGGCACTTGAAGTGCATCAATATAAGCAGTCGCCGCTGGATTTGATACAAAGGTCTGCATTCCATTGACCATGTAGAAAATATCAGCAGCAGCCACACCACCACTCGCACCACGAATTTCAAAAATCTTTCTACCATCAGTTGTATAGAAACCAATTGGAAGAATTTCCGCTCGGCCCCATACATCAGAAACTACAAAGTCAACTCTTTTCTTGTCCCAGTTATAAGATACATGAACTGGAGCGCCAGCCATTTGCATCTTATCAAAGTACATATCTAAAGCTTCTTCTTTTGGTTGCTTCCAGATTACTGAAACAAGCTGTCCGATTTCTTCGTAGGCTTGTTTTTGCGCTGGATGCATCCAAGCATTAGGCTTAAAGTTATGGTCAATTCCTACACGGTTTCCAATCTTATTAATTGCTAATCTTGGAAGTGGTAGGGTTAGTGCTGAACTACCCCCATTTACTCTATTCGACCTAATTTCAGGAGTTGAACTCCTTGAGAATCCTAACCAAGTTCCACTAGAAGCATTTGAATGATGATATGGCACACCAAACAATGCAGGAAGTGAGGCTGGAGAGGAAATACCATCAGTTACTAGTACATCAGTTGCTACTGCACCAGCAATAGCAGGAGTTACATCAATGGTTTTGTTTTCAACATCCCATTTAGTAATAGTTCCCTTACCGCGTAAGGTAGCTAGAGTGGTGTCAAATACTTGAACAGTTTGACCAAAGCGCGTTAAACGAGCGCCAAAGCCATCACTAGTTAAAGTATAAGTATCAGTTCCAGAAGCAGTTGCAACCGTAGTAATAGTTCCAATTACGCCATTACCAGCTTGCATCATTTGGGCATCTAATTGACGCCTTAATTCGTCAAGTGCAGTTGCAGTTAATCTCCTTACAGCGTTGGTAATAGCCTTGCGGTCATCATCAGTAGCCCACTGTGTTAGCTTCGTGTATTCAATATTCTCTGAAACGAATACAGTTGATACCACAGCCTTATCCCAAGTTGGACCACCACCACGACCTAAGTCACCACCATTAGCATCAAAATACTGAAATGCACCACCAGGTCTAAGTTCAAGAGGAACACGCATTTGACGATTTGAAATTCGTTCTACGTCACGTTTTTGAATTGTGGCATAAAACTTATCATCTCGTTCAAATAGAACACGAATTTTAGGAATAACTCTCTCAAGTTCTAAAGCCACAACTTGAGATTCAACTACAGCCATAGTTTTCACCTCAATCTTGCATTAGAAAATCTCTTGTACTCATTTCCCTTGGAATCTCCTTTGCTTTTTCCCTATCAGATTTTCCGCTGCTATTAGATGAGGATGCGGAACGTCCTGCTGGTAATGGTCCCTTCTTTTGTGATGAGCTTTCCTCATCATTTTTTACGTGCTTGCCTAATCCTTTAAGAGCTTCATTTCGTGCCCTCTTAATTACGTCGGGCAATAACGTTTTTGCTCTTGAAAGGTAGGATGATTTAATTCTGTCAAGAGAACTTTTAGAAAAGTTATCCTCGAATGCTTTTTCCCAAAGTTTATCTAGAACGACCTTAAACCTAGAGTCTTTTTCCATTAGGTTATTCAAAGACTCAATAGACTCTCTTACAGCGTTCTTCCTAACATAATCTGTCATTGATTCTCTTGGGTCAATATTACCTTCAATTGTAGCTTTCAAAACATTGTCCACTTTAGTAGACAAATCTTCACGGGCATTATCAAATTGCCTCTGTGTGAGCTCACGCTCCCTTTGAGAAAGTTTCTCTTCTTTCTCATCTTTCTTATCATCATCAGTAGATAATCTGGTTGGGGCAGTAAATTCACTGGTTCCAAATACAAATTGATTAAGAATCTGAGCGGCCTCATTCAATTCAGAATTACTAGACTTTTTAGCTTCCCTAGCCATTGCAATGATAGTATGCTTCATTACATTACCAATAACGTGGTGATAGGCTTCATTATCTACTTTTGCTAAAGTTGGAAGGTAATCATCAACTAACTTGTCAAACGCCTTTTGATTTGTTCCCTTTACTGCTTTTAATATATTCTCAGTATTTCCGCCATTTAAGTCTCTTTCAAAACTATCAAGAGTTTCAGATTTCTCAACTGCTTTTTTAGCATCATCAATTGTCGGTAATAGTTCTGTGAACTGTTGTTCTCTGTAGTATGCACGCTCAAGATAAGGAAATTTCTTAAATAAATCTGGATATGCAGCAAGTATTTCTCTCTTACGAACTGGAGTTACTAACTCTAGTTTTTCTTCATCTGGTACTTCTAATTCTTCTTCTAGTTCTTTTAATTCATCTGTTTCTTCCTTAACTTCTTCCTCACCCTCTTTCTTAATCTCTTTTTTCTCTAATTCAAGAGGCTTTTCCTCATCATCTTCCCCAAGAAGTTCAATTACATCTTCCTTAGAAAGTTCTTTATTCTCAATTACTGCCGCACCGCCGCCTTCTTTATCAAATAGATTATTGAACTTGAACATCTTCTTCTCCTTGAATTGGCACTTCTGTATTTTCTTTTGGACTCTCTAATGGTGCATTGCCTTGCTCTTGCAGCATTTGAGCTTGCATCATGAATTGGTGATGTAGTTGAGCATGAAGTAGCATATTCCGATAACCAGCTCCATTCTCAGTTTTAGCTAACCTACCAGCTTCACTAGTAATCCATTTCCTGCAAACTTCAAACTCTATTGGATGAATATCAAATATTGGGTCAACATCAACAGAAGGAAGTTCCGTCTCCTGTGGCATTTGACCAGTTTCTAGTGCAGCTTGAACTGCCATTTCATCAGGTGGTTGAATAATAGGTTCAGAATTAAGAAGCTGTTTAATTTCCTCATATTGCTTCTCTCTACTATCTTGACCTGGAACATAAAAATCTGTTAAGCCAATTGCTTCGTATATGTATTGAAGATTTTCTGGCTGAGCTATCATTGCAAGTATCTGAGGATTATTTGACTGCATTAATTGCATTATAGTGTCTTTAATTTGGTTCCAAGTTATTGGCAAATTTTCATTAGCTTCTAACTCAACTTTGCCAATTTTTCCTTCTAATTCGGCTTTACGAATGAAGACATTTATGAAATTTCCGAAATCATCTTTATTCACATCTCTTTCGTCTTCTTCAACAGTTTTAATATAAGCAGGAATTACTTTACCAAAAATTTCCTTCCACCAAAATGTAAATATCTTCCAAGTATTTTGTAGTCTTTGTAAAGCCTGAGCACGACTCATTGAATATTCGGATGCCGTTTTACCTCCGGCCAGGGCGCCACCGAATATTGCTGGGAGAGCACCTGAAACAAGTTGACCATATTCTTGTATTTTATTCGCAAATGGGAGTGTTTCACCAGATAATGTCGCTGTTTTAACTTCATGGAAAGAATCACCCATTGACTTGCCAGTTCTAGGAGTACCAGGAATAATCATACCGGGAGTAGCTTCCATTTGGCGGTAAGCATCAAAATTAAGGACACTTGGATCAGCAATGGTTTGTGGGATTCCATGCTCAATAGTTTGAAGCACCAAAGAAATTAAATCATTAGTAATTTCTTGAATGCTTGTCAAAAGCAATCCAAGGGGGTCATGGTGTAAATGGTCTGACAATGGATTATAAGATAAAGTCCAGTGGTCATCTAATGACTCATTTTCAGCCTCAGCAAATTCCTCATTTATTAGAACAACCCTGGCTCCATCAGGAAACCTTTTTTTTAATGCCCTAGTTTCATCTTCGGTAGATAATACTTCAAATGCTGCTGGTCTTAACCAGGCATTTCTAACAGTTACATTGTTTAGTGGATATTCACCATAATATTGAGGACTCATTCTTCCCCATCTTTCATATGGTTCATAAGCTCCACCAGAACCTTGAGTAATTTTATCTCTTAAATCTGGATATCTATCACGAGCTAAAGCAAAATCAGTTTCATATGAAAAGATTAGATAAGGACAATCAGGTTGTTTTCTAGCATATGCTGGAATTTTTACGTAAAGGCCACCATAAATTTCAAGGCATTGCCTAGCTTTTGGATGGTTGAATTTTCCAACGAATTTAGTTACTATTAACTTTTCTTTTCTAATTTCTGGGTCTACCTCTGCCATACATTCTGGACATAGCATTTTACCTTCATTTAATTCATGGTGTAATTCGACATCATCTTCTTCGGGGTCGAATTCATCTTTTTCTTGGTCGATTAGACTTTTTTCTACTGGACTACCACATTGTGGGCAAAAAGCCTTTTCAACTTCTTCAGTTTCTTCCTTAAATCTATCTTTCTGATAAGTTCCAAATTTTTCATCTTCTTTTGTATAATTATAGCAAGCTGTCATTCCTTCAGTGCAGAAGATAAATAAAGCATGAAGCCATAGTAAAGGAGCATTATTGTGTCTATATATTAGAGTAGCAATCTTATCACCAGCTTTAGCCGTCATTAAATCTAATGGATTATCAGCATCATCTGGATAACATTTAACTGGTGGAACTGTGACAGATAATGCGGCAATAATTGATTCTAAGTAAGCCCTAAAGATATTAACTGGTTTTTCATAGTAAGACTGGTCAGAATCTCCTGTCTTTTGCTCATCCCAAACTCTCCAATCATGTGCAACCTCACTATACCATATACGCTGGAATCCATCCCAGAAAAGCTTTAAACGGCGCCAAGTTCTAATTTGTCTTTCACGAACAGCTCTATCTTCTTTATCGTAATGGTCTACGACAGTTTTCAATAAACGTTTATGTTCGTCAGTTAATTCTTTCATCAATAGTATCCCGGATTATTATCCTCTTCACCAAAAATGTAGTTACTTTCCTTTTCAGGCTTTTTTACTTCTTCATCTTTAATGTATAAATTACAACACCCATCAAAATCTATATAACCCTCTACTAAGTCACATGATTCTGGTTTATCAAAATAGATACACCCACCACATTTGAATGGACCATCTTCCGGAGGCAAATATCCAGAAGTTATCTTAGTTAGCTTAACTTTCTCAGCCATTTACTTGACGCCATGTTTCTTTTTAACGCGGTCAGAAGGTTCCATGCCTTTTGATTTTGCTGTGGCATAGAATACTTTTTTACCACGCTCTCCATGTTTCTTTTTCATAGATTCCATTACTTTTTCTCCATGCCCACCAAAGTATTTAGAAAGAGGCATTATTTTCTCCTTGCACTAGGCAAATATATATCCCCACGCAAATTAAAATACTTACTAGGGTCATCTTCTGCTTTGGTAATATCAGGTTCAAATAATGGCATTCCTACCATTGGAGGTCTTTTCTGCATTCTAGCACGGTCACGCATAGATTGAAATGCTTCCATTTCTAATGATTGTTGTGAATATGGTTGGCTTCTTTCACTAGCCATTTGGCGATACATCCCAAATGGCCCTAATCTCTCTCTCTGTTCTCTGTGAGTCTGTTCATGCCTAAGTAAATCTCCAATTTCACTAGGTATTTTTCCAGCCAACTCTGGCATAACAGTAATATTTCCACTATATGGATTGGTTTCAGCCATAGTAGTTCCGGGGCCACCACCTGGTAACAAAGATAAAAACCTACCCATTATTCCAGGCTCACTAATTCTAGCCTGTGCAAAATCAGGAACTTCTTTTCCTAATCTAGCTATTTCTCGTTTAACATTTAATGGCAAAGAATAAGTTTCTGGTCTAGATAGTTGAGTAGTGATTGGAGATTGTTCTAATCCTCTCCTATTAGTCATTGAAGCAGTAGGAGTAATACTACGAGGCATTTTCCCTTTCTTTCTCTACTTTCAAAAGTTCCTTCTCTAAATCATCTGTCTTAATTCTTTCATTTTGTTTTGTAGACTCTCTCAATATTCTAGCCTTTTGTCTATCTTCTTCTTCTAGCATTTGCTGCTGAATTCTCCAAGGAACATATTTAGGATTTATTGGCTTAAGTTCTTTTTGAATTTCAGCTTCTTTCTCAGGTTCATTTCTTTTGATTATAAGCTCAAGTAACTGCTTTTTTTCATATCTTTCTTGTTCCAATATAGACCTTAAAGTTTCACAAGACGTGCAAACTTTTTCTTCCCTACAGAACTCACAATGAGGATTTATAAGATGATGAATCCATTTAATCATAACTCTTTCCTAATGGTAGCGGCGAACAGGTTGAGTAGAAGTAGTAGATTCTAAAGCCCTAGAATTACGGTAGAAGGCGGTCCAGTCTTGATTCTGTTGTAACTTCTGTACTAATTCTTCTCGCTGTTGTATTTTCTCAAATTCACTTCTTGATTCATCAAAATATCTATCAACGCTATCTATCAAATATCTAAAGCCATCAAGAGGGTCATCACCAGGAAACTCTGCAATATCTTGAGGATTAGTCTTATCATAAGTAGCAGATTTAATTGCATTGATTAGTAATGGACAACTTCTATCTGGACTAGTTTCAGAAAAGAAAATTTGAACCTTTGGCAAGTTAGCCTCTGGCTCACTTGGGATGAAAGATTTTAGATAGCTTTCATATTCATTAGTAGAACGATTTCTCAAAAGCCATTGAGAATGTTCATCACTATATTGACCTATTTCCTTAGGCGGCACGTATTTCTGCCGCCACCTAAAGTATTCATGCAAGAGCATCTTACCAGCAATTCTGGAACCATGAGAGTTATCACTGAGTTCAACTTCTTTTCCAATTGCTGAGTTAATCTGTTCTTGAATAGTATGTTCCTGACCTCTATCCTGGCTTGCACTTCTACATAATCTAATTAGCCTAGGATTTTCTTTTTCTATGTAGAATTTTACATATCCAGCCCATTCTTCAATTTTAGTCTTTTGCCAAGCCTGTTCTCTATAAATGTAAATTCGTTTTTGTGGTGAAATTGCACCATAACCAACCCAAGTCATAGCAGGCGGCGCAAATCCCCAATCCATTCCAATTATCTTTGGCCAGAACTCTGGAATTTCAAATGGTTCAATCACATGCATTGCATTATCTGGCTCATCTGGATATTTTCTGTCTCTAAATTCCTCAAATACCTGACCTTCATAGGCTGACCAATTACCAAACTTCTTAGCTTGTCTTTCTGCTTCTGGTAGAGCATCTAACTCTCTTTTATACTGTTCATCAGCATGTGGATTATCATCAACATTAGCAGGAATGAAGATTCTTTTTAATCCACCCTTACCTTGAATGATTGAGTTTCCTTCAGGACATGGGTCGATAAATCTTCTCTTTACCCACAAATGGCCAATATTACCAGGATTAGATGCGGAACGCACAACAGCAGGAATAGTACTATATTTAGTAGCACGCCTTGTTCTCTCAATAGTGATGTATAAATATTGCCACTCAGTAAATGATGTTAACTCATCAAATGCAACATAATTCCACTGAACTGTGTCATATTTATGAACATCATCTTCATGTTCACAATGGCCAAAGAAGATTAAAGCGCCAGAGGGAAATTCCCAAACTGCATCATTCTTATTAAAAACTCCACCAAAGGGCCTATAATAATTTTTAGAGCGGGGAATAATTTCCTCTTTATGCTCTGTCATTGTTCTACGCAGAAAGAGACCTTTGAAATCTGAATCTTTAATCCATTCGTGGACAATGGGATACATTAGTAAAACATCAGATTTACCAGCATACATAGCGCCTGCAAAGAAAGCTTCTTTCACTGAAAATGGAATAGAAAGAAACTTCTCTTGCTTCAAGGTTGGACGCCAAACGAAATCTTCCATTATTTTGTTATTACTCAATGAATAAAGAACATTGAGCTTGACCAACTATAGTAGAATTCAATCTAATTCTCATACGACCACCATCTACATCATCAATTTGTAGTCCTGTCCCCAAACTAAATGCAAATGGTGTCATTGCAACAAGGGTAATTGCTTGAGAGACAACATTTGCTGAGTTAGCACCATTACGAAGCTCAAGAATTATTATTGCTCCAACTGTAGTTGCACATATAACTGATATTTTATGTGTTGAACCAAAGTCAAATTGTGCTGATTCAGCTAGTATCGTATCAGTAAGTGGATTAGTCTTGATACCTTCCGTGTACCATTGCTGTGCATAAAGTGGTACTGTAAGAATTATAACTAAAATACAAATAAGTTTTTTCATAGATTTTTCTCCTACATAGTGAATTCAATAAATACTGTGATCAATCCTACTGGCGCGGGCGCCGCTGTATGGAATAATGACACACCTTGACCTTCACGAAGAGTCCAGGGTTGTCCACTACTATTCATGAATGTATAGCAATCAACTGGACTATTGAGAACTTGTGTTTCATCAACAGCAGTATGGCAACCATTTAACGTATATGTTACTGTTGGGTCAGTCGTACAATTACTGAGCGCCGTTATCTGAGCAGGAACTGGAAGGCTATTTGTATCGGCCAGTTGGATAGTTTTTGCTGTACAGGTCGTCCCACTAGTAGATACTTTATTTACATTGAACGTAGCACCAACACCAGCAATTGCTGCTGTATTATGATTTGAAATTTGAATACGTAGAACGCTCAATACTTTACCACTACCTGCTCCATTAAATAATGTTAGATAATCTTTAGAAGTGGCTGATGCTTCTGAGATTGTCATTGCATAATAAGTCATCTGTGGCTGGTCATAATAGAGTGCTTTCCCTGGACCAGCACGTATTACAACAGTCATTGTTCCAGTTGTCACCACCATACTTACCACGAAAGTTTTCATTCCTGCACAGTCTGCTTGCCATGAATCATTAACAGTTGAAAATCTCTCAACAGCATTCGTATTAATATTCAGCGCAGGAATTTCTCGAATGAAGGCACCATCCACAGACCGAAAGAATGAAACACTCCCAGTCCACACACCAGTAACTTCAATTGTACATACTGAATAGGCGCTATTCAATGTTAATGTGTTATCTGTCACAGTAACAGCAACACCTGTTACTGTCTGATATAATGCCGTGGGTCTTGTAGCTAAAGCAAGGTCAGTCGTTTGTGGTGCTACTGTTGATGTTACAACTTCAGTTCCGCTTGAATTACGTAAATTTCCATAGAGAACTCTACTAGTGCTCATACGTGGAGCACCAGCATTATTTTCTGTTACACTATTAGTCGCTGTATCATCTACTACAGCACCAACATTTGTTACTCCACTTGTTCCAAATGTGAATGAACTATTGTCATTAAATGTTGCAGGAGAACCACATCCTGCTGAACATTCAACTTGTAGTGAACCACCACCAGTAGCAGTTACTTGAGCTAAATCTGTTCCATCAGTAACTTGAACTGGCCATCTATTTGCAGTAGTATTAGGTGTACCTTGATTTGCTGTTACTGTTCCAGAATCTACTATTACATTTAATGCTCCTGCACCATCCGTTACAGTAATAGTTCCATCTACTGTAATTGAGTTTCCACCATCCTGAATATTAACCGCTGAACCAGCACTAGCATTATTTATTGTAACATCACCAATATCTACTCCAGAATTAGAACCTAATGTAGTTCCTGAAGCATCAACTTTATCTGTAGCAAATACTAGATTTCTAATATCTAAATCTGTGGCAGTAACAATTATTGATGCATTAGTGAATGTAATAGAACCGGAATCAACAATAACATGTTGTGGAGCGGCGAAGGTTATGGCAGGTAGTGTAATTACATCTACACTTCTATCCCATCTTGCCCAAGTAGCCCCATTGAAGTAGTAAGTCAATGGAATAGTGATGGTCATTTCCTGACCAGTAGCCACTGAACCATCATCAGTATCAAATGACTGAGCCTGTAATGGTAATGCTACCAGAACAAAAAGTAAAGCAAGTAACAATTTTTTCATACTGAGAATTCCTGAATACTCACGGTGGCGCTGGCGCCACTTGCTATTGCATTTATAGCTACAGTAACAAAAGAAAACTCATCCATGTTCCACTCATCATTTGGTTTCAACGTAATACCTTTATTCAAGATGGCCGCAGTTCCTAATCCTAATGAGACTGTGAAGTTCGAGATGTTTTTAACTTTAAGTCCCCTTCTAGAAGCATTTGTTGCTTTTAGCAGCCCACTTGCTATTCCAACACTGACTGAATCTGGTGCTTCTGCTGTAAGAACTTTCGGTATAACTTTAACAGGCCACGCATTAGCATCAGTATTTGGTGCTCCTTGGTCAGCAACTACACCTGGACCACCACTACTAATATCCTCTACTTGTAATAGCCCATCTATAACTATTCCACTCATTATGCAACTTGTCTTACCCTTCCAGTAGAAGTTCCTGTGATTTTATCTAATTCAGTTTCTAAAGTAGAACGCAAGTCCCTAACTTTTTGAACAGCATTAGATAACTCAGCACTAGCAGAACCTTGTTGTGAATTTAGTTTGTTCACTATATCTTGTTTACTAATTACATCAGCGGCGGCAGCATCTAACTGTTTTGCAATCTCTGAAATTGTCATTTTCAATTCCCCATAATGTAAGAGTCAACTGTCCCACCAACTATTGCCACAGAGATTCTATGACGAATAGCATTATGTAATCCAGTAACTTGAACCTCATGAACTCTACTAGCAGCCGCCCAAGTTACTGTGGCTAAGTTATGCCATGTTCCTGTAAAGTCTTTATCATGAGCACTTTCAATAACTACCGACCCTGCTGAACTTCCTGCACCAAATACAATATAATTGGTCAACTCCTGAATGTTTGCTACTTCAACTGGACCAAGTTTTCCTTCAGCATTCATAGCTGACTTAGCATCAATTAGTTTTTCAAAGAACTTGAATGTTGACATGAATTACCTCGCATCCAAACTTTTTTCTATTCTTCCTTCCCATTCAGCTTTCTTAATTGCCTTCATGGGACATTCTTTATCATGCTGGTCTAGTCTTTTCAAATTAAAAAATGTTTTTTTACAATATACGCATCTATACTTAATTGCCATATTATTACTAACTGATAACGTGAACTGGTTCTTTAGTTACTAACCTAAGAACTACATTACCAACAGCAATAACAGGAGTTGCAACATTACTAGGAATAATACCACCAGATGCGACTGTAAGACCAACACCAAGAACATTAAACCAAAACGTCTTTGACTTGAGAATAGATTTGCTCATCTTATTTTATCCTTATATTTGATGGACTAGAAGGAACGGCGACGAAATCGAAAACGAAAGGGCTAGATTTAGCTGACTCTCCTGCTACATTAGAAGCTGTGAATTGTAAATTATGGGTACCTTGAGAAAAATTAGGAACATCATTTATCAAACATACAAAAGGAGATATAGTTCCTGAGCAAGTAACAGAATTAAGATTAATTCCAGTAATAGAGCCATCAACATAACGCTTGTATATATAAGAGTTTGCAGTTGTTATATCAGATGCAACTTGGTCAAACATGAACCTATTATTAGAAGTAACAATAGGATTTTGTGCACTTACTATTATCGGAGTTAGAAGTATTAATAGAATTATTTTTTTCACTGTTTATTTCCCAGTTGAGGTAATAGTGAACCACCTATAGCGGCACTGACTGTGGCTCCTATTTGTTTTAACAATACAGCTACGAATTGAGGAGTAGTAGAATCATGCCAATTACTTAAGTGGCTAACCTCATCACTCATATTTGAAAGTAATACAAGTAACGAAATTACAAGTAATCCAATTCCACTATATGTTTTCATCATGGAGTTATACCTGGATGTTTAATTTTCCATTCCTCAGTATTTCTTATAGCCTTGACAACAGACATCATTGCTAATGTAGAACCTTTACCATTTACTCTTTCATTCAGATAAACATCAAATAGCCACGCTCCTATCCCTTCCCAATCAGGATGCCCATCAATCCACAATCCTTCAGGACGTTGTAATCCTTCATCAGATTTATAATAATTATGTAACCATACTCCAGTAGCCATCATTTCCTCCCTACCTGGTAATGAATTTGGAGTTGTGATTGGAACTGGAGTTCCAGATAAATGATTTATAGGTCCTACTGGAACAAACAACTGACCACTAATATCCTTCATCTCTCCTATCGGAAGAGGTTCTCTAGTTGAACCATTTTGCCAATCAAATGACCATAGTATGTGATTTTCCCAATCATCAAATGCAATTGAATCTTTTGACAGTGGTCTAGTTGAATCAGCTCGTTTAGTTCCCCACTTCTTTCCTAGCTCAAAACAAATGGTCTGAGCATCTTTCATTGTTAATGCACGACGTTCATTATCAGTTCCATTTGCTAAATCTTTATTAAGGTTATAAAGTGCCACTACAATTTCATGAGCGCGCTGCGGAAATCTCATCTCTTTTCCCTGATTTATAAGTTATTCATTTAGATTAATCACGACAAAATCATCTTCTTCTTTAAGTCTTGGTTGGTATACTAATACTTTTCTATTATCAATTAGTGGTCCTTCAGGAGTCATATTTTTTAATACTACGCTCATCTCTTTCGCAATTCCAGCAATATCCCTAGCCTTTGCCTGACCTATTTTACTATCTGTCAATAAGTTAATTGCAGTCATTAACTTATTCTGGGCCGCCTCACTTATTTGATTTTTGACTTGATTTACGTGGGATTCTAACTCTGGGACTTTCTTGTGGTATGTTGCCTCTGAAGTCGCGCCGTGCTTATAAGAACTTACTGCTTGATGACTTACATCAAATGCTTTTGCTATTTCATCATTAGTCAATCCTGAAGCTATAGCAGCAGCAGCAATTTCCTTCCTTTCTTCCATTGTCTTGTTTCCATTACCTTCTCCCCTTCCCCTCTCAATAGTTTCTACTTGATAATCTATAACATCATGATTACGTTTATCATCTTTTAATAAATTTACTTCATCCTGAAGTAATTTATTTGCTTCTTCTCGCGTGCAGACTAACATTTAATGATTCTCCAGGATTTTGTCTTCAAAATACTGTTCATCCTATGCCATATGGCAGCAGTACTCTGCCATTACTACTATAGTCCAATAGCTAGTATTTGTAAACGGACGAACACTATTGCTTGGCTGACTACCTATCAAATTGGAATACATTTAACTTTTATTTTAATTTTTTATATTTTGTTTTTGATATTCTTCTAGTACATATCTAGTCCAATCTCATCCCCGTCTTGGCCTGAATGGAACCGTTGTAGGATGTGTCTAGTGGGGCATATGACCTAATCAATTGATTGCCTTGAGCCTATCAAACTCATATTATCTGAGTGTACTAGACTCAAGACAATAATTGTCACCTTGACAAAAATTGTCGACATTAAATGTCATATTCTCATAAGACTCAATACTGTAAGACTAATGTCTCTAATTGCAAGGCAATATAGCGCGGCCGTGTGGAATTGCTAATGATTCTGTCGGCATGGTGATTGCTATTGTATTAGGCGGGAGGTAATTGGAATGGTAATCAGATTGGCAAGGCTCCGACCGAAGTGCTTCTGTGGCCGCACTAATCGATTGATACCATACTGCGGATTCTATATCTGCGTATGGTGCCGCTCCGGGATGAAACGCGTTCCATTTGGTAAACTCTGTTTTGGGAGGTTAAGGTAATGACAATTACAGTCCACAACGTGACTACAGGTTTCAGTTACACTCAAAGCATGGCTCAATTAGGAGTGAATCACCTTATCACGGCAATATCTGAAGCGAAGATACCTAATCACAACGTTGTCATCACAGTTAAGTAGTGGCAGACAGGAGGATTGAGCATGAAAACTTGGCCTATGGACCCTATTCCACCAGGAAGTAACCCATTCAATCACGACTTTTTCAACATGGGAACACCGATAGGAACTAACGTAATGATTATGTATGGAGCAACGGAAAAAGAGGAAGCAAAATACATAATTGTCGTAAACCTCAAAACCGGCGAAAGATTGAGAATTGTTGAAATCGTAGTGGACTGACCAAAATTTAGGACACTGCATGTGTAGTGTCCTTACAGGAGAATTGAGCCAATGAAGAAAATTTACATCGTATACCGTGAGTCAGATTCTCGCAACCTGGCCGCCTTCACAACGTATGAGGCTGCAAGTGATTGGATTACAAACTATCTCGAAACAGCAGACTACTACATTGATGAAGTGCCTTTTTACGAGTAAGCTGACTAGAATTTAGGACACTTTGATTACAAAATTGGAGTGTCCTTAATTGTAGTCAGTTTACAAACTCTCTCGAAAGGACTATAGTAATGAGTAGCAGCAATCAAGCTGCCTCAATCTCGGAGGGTAGTCAAATGCCAAACGTCGAGCTAATCACGATGGAACGTGGTCTACGAGGAAAGGGAAATGAAGGAAAGAAAGTGAATTATCAGGGAATCTCAGAAGATGCACCGAGGCCCGATAATCCTCTTGATGCTGCTCTCCAGCTAGTATCAGGGGATTTGCAAAACTTCTGGGAACGTTTTGTATTGGGATACAACGAGTATTCCTACACAGCCGTTGCGGACCCGATTGCCGCATTCCTTGATGCGTCATGGGATGCCGACAAGACGAAGAATTTTCGCATGACGGTCAATGCTATGTCGAAATTGACTGGTCGAGACAAGGAAGAGGTTGCCGGAGAATTGCTAAAGGCTATCTCTTAATCCTTCACGAAACTAGGGACTGTCAATTATCTAATTAGTGATAGTCCCTAGTCGCCGGAATTAACCGGCCTGATGAGGAAGGATAATCAAATGTATATCTACTGTTTCAAGTCAATACTATTCCAAGGTGAAATAAGGAAAATTATCTCAAATTTTCCAATCTTGGACAAAGGATTACTGAAAAAGCTTGCCAATGATGGCTTCAACTATCCTGAGGATAGACAATGGGAACCAGTGCAATTTGACTACTGCTACTAGCCGAAAGCAATTAGGCTAGGTGAGATAGCATCAATCCTAGCCTATATTTTTGTCATTAAAAGGGGACAAAAGTAAAAGTTCGTGATTTACTCGTTATTACTGCGTTGTTTCAGTGTGATTCTAGAGTGTTCGTTCCGACCTAAACCTCTACCGTTCAATAACTTACAGTCGACTAGGGGTATATACACTTAGGCATATAGGCCCTTGTGTCACCATTCGTGGACAGTAGGGTAGGTGAGTAGTGGTCTTTATAATAATATATATATATATATATTATATTAAATACCCCTCTATTCCACACTGTCATCTACAGGTGACACTTTTCTAGTCCCGCAGTCCACACGTCTAGTAGAGGGGAGTATACAAAGTGCTAACTACAGCGTATAGTAGGGTTACGGCCCGATGAACACTTTACTGTCGCGCAGAACTCGCGCCAGGACCACTCAAAAACCGTGCCAATTCTCAAAACGTCATTTGTCCACTTTTAATGACAATCACTAAATATGAATAACAAATGGAAGAATTTAATTAGAAATGGAAACTAAACTCTGTTCAATCTGTAGTAAAGAGGTAACTATTAAGTTACCCGGCCAATACACCGATATTTTAGAATGCGGCCACGTAGTAGTAAAGACTCCAACAGCTAATATCATTAAAAAAGGTGCCACCGCTGTAGAGGCAGAGGAAATATCCCAAAAACTAGAAAAGACTAGTGAATTGCCTAAGATTGACTCTAATGAACTAATTAGCCGCGCATTACAGACAGTAAATGAAGGATATGAAGATTTTTTCAATGCGGAAAATCCACTAATTGAAGAACTAATAAGAGAACATGGTAGGGATCAAGCTATATTAGTTTTCATAGCGATACATTCTCACCTAAGTAAAGTCTTATTCTGCGTTAATAGGTTCCGTAATGTATACTACGTCAAGATAGAGCAATTGAGAAAAGAGATAGAAGATAAAGCAGTAAAAGAACTAATACAGAATCATGACTTCTTTTATGAAGCACCGAAGGCACCTAAAAAGCCTAGAACTATCGGTGGTAAGTTAGCTACTGAAATAGATAAGGCTAAGGTTGCATTAGGCGGACTAACTGACTCAAAAGGTAATCCTGTAGATGTAACTAAAGTTTTAGCTAATCTAATGTGGAAGAAAAAGGATTCTGAAAAGGATTCCTATAAAATAGGAATCGATAAGATTAAAGAATCTATTCAATCAAAGGATAAATAAAATGTGGATTATAACTGATACCATAACAGCGATAGGGCCATTTTGGAGCAAAAAAGAAGCTGACAAGTATATAGACAAGTATTACAAGACTCGTAACGACTACTTTTGTTGGACAGCAATTCTAGTTGAGCAAGTGATTTATGATTGAAACACTCTACATCAGAATAAGCTGGGACATTTTTGTTGAGAAAAGGATTATCCGGTTAATTAGGGTGGACTAAATGAAAATGTATGACATTCCACAAGACTGGATTAAGGGATATGTTGACCAGTTACTCGAAATTGCAAAAAAACTAGAGACTGGTCCTTTAAAAGACGCTACTCTACTAAGAGCAGAACATGCAATGGATTTAGTAAAAGCTTATAGAGAAAGTAAATGAATTGTCAAACTTGTAAATCTGATAAGTCTGTAGTTAGTAGTCAAAACTACAGTACTCCCATAGGAAAAATGAATCTAGTAATCTTGGAATGCGGCCACGCAATTAACCTCAATAAACCAGAATTTAAGTCTAATGATGGTAGAACATTATACAAGTTCCAGGAATTAGGAATAGACTTTCTTAACTCCCCATCTGAAACAGGCAGAGGCAAACTGGTTGCTGATGAGCAAGGATTAGGAAAGACAGTTCAATTCCTATGTTGGATTAGTGATAAGCCGGAGCGTTTGCCGGCTTTAATAGTAACAAAATCAAAAGTCACAAGACAATGGTTAGGTGAAATTCATAGGTGGAATAATACTTACGGTTTTCTCATAAGTGGAAAAGGCATTATACCTGGATTCAAGTATTATGTAGTCTCAGTAGACTTACTTAGAAATCTATCGACTAAGGAGATTCAACAGATTGGCATTAAAACGATTTGTTTGGATGAGTGTCAATCAATCAAGAACACGGACGCAAAAAGAACCCAGGAAGTAATGAATTTAGCTAAGCCTACTGGCGAATGTAAATGTGGACACCATGCAAAAGAACACGAATTTAAGTTAGTAGAAGCTCATGATTCTACTAAGTATAGAAAACCTGTGGCATGTGGCATTGAGAACTGCCAATGCCAAGAATATAAAGATAAGTCAGATTTATTTATCGTAGGTTTATCAGGAACTCCAATCCTCAATAGAGTCTCAGAGTATTATCCAATACTACATCTAATTGATTCAGTTCGTTTTCCTTCAGAATCTATATTCGAGTATAATTGGGTAGATTCATATTGGGACGGATTTAAGATGAAAAAGGGCGGCATTAGGAATGTATCCGCATGGAAAGAATTAACAAAAGACATAATTATCAGACGTGAAAGAACAGAAGTAATGCCCGACTTGCCAGAAATTGACAGGCAAGTTAGATGGGTAGATTTAACTAAATCAGCACAGGAAGAATATGATAAGCAAGAAAAAGGATTCATAGACGAATATATCCAGGCGCAGCTAGAAGGAACTATAGATAAATCCATGATGCACCTTCTAGCCTACATAGCAAGAATGAGGCACATTATTGGACTAAGTAAGGTTCCTGATTGTATTGATTATGTGACCGATTTTCTAATCTCTACGGGCCGCAAAATATGTGTCTTCGTGCATCACAAGGATGTAGGCGAAATATTAACTAGAGAATTAAATAAGTGGCTCAAGGATGGTGCATTTCAGCCAGTATTACAGATACGTGGAAGCATGCACCCTGACGAACTAGCAGAAGTTCAGAAAAAGTTTAACACTGATGAAAGCTATAAAGTTCTTGTGGCAAGTACTCTTGCCGCAGGAGAAGGATTAAATCTTCAGGAACAATGCGGCGACGTGGTAATGTTAGAAAGACAGTGGAATCCACCGAAAGAAGAGCAGGCCATATCTAGATTCGTTAGAATCGGATTTATGAAATCATCTAAGATAAAGTTAAACTCTGTAATAGCCCAATACATCCTAGCAATAGGAACTATTGATGATTGGCTGACAAGTCTAATTGAAGAAAAACGAAGTATATTTGACCAAGCAGTAAACAATAGAGAAGTAGAAGCGGCTGAAATGCAATTGATGCAAATGTTAATGCAGAAAATAGTAAATGAAGGAAGGAAAAGATGGAAATTATCTACCTAGCGTTTACAATGATAGTATTTTTGATTCTAGCCATGATTTCAGGACCATTATTAGTTCTTCTAGCAATGGGAATTGAAGCAACATGGAAAAGGATAAGGAACAATGAATGAAACTATCCACGTAAAGAATGAGAAAAGAATTAGAGTAATTACAAGCAACGGTGATATTTACGTGAGCCTTGAGAAAATGGATGAAAAGCATAGGTGGATAGAACATTATAATTTGTTCGTACCATTAACTGAACTAAATCAACTAGGTCAGCTATTCTATAACTGGTGTAGTGGACTAGACATAGAACATAGTGAATTGAGAATTTCGGAGGATAAGTGACATTAAGAGAATTAGCCAGAACAATTGAAGATTTGCCGGAAGATAAGAAAGATTGGAAGGTTATGTTTTGGGATGCTGAAACTGATAAGGAGTGTGAAGTAAAAGAAATAAACTTTATAAAAGACGAAAATGTGGCAGAATTAATTCCACTTATAAAGGAATGAACAAAATGACTGATTCTGAACTGGTAGAACTAGCTAAGGCTGACAGTGAAGAGGCGAAAGAAGAATTGATTGCTAGGTGTAAGGACGTTATTTCCTACAACGTCGTGAAATATAAGAGTATGTACTGGGGTAATCTGAATAGGTTTGATATTGAGGATTTAGTAACTGAATGCCATATAGCAGTGCTAGAGGCAATCAATCTTTATGATTCAAAACGTGGCGCGTCATTTGCTACATTCTCAAAGTTTATCATCAGAACAAAGCTATTAGATTTTCTGAAAAATAAAATCAAGCAGACAAGGAATATCTCACCTGATATTAAGCTAGAAAGATTAGCAGCGCCAGAGGATATAACTAGAGACTTAACAATTACAGTCAAAAACGAGAGAGATAGAGAAATAGTAGATTTACTTTTACAGGGAATGAGAAAGACCGATATTGCTAAACAGTTTGGACTAACTAGAATGGCAATAACTCTAATCATAAGGAAATGTATAAAATGACTGGCAGAATCAAAGGTAAAATAATTAAGGTTCATCCTACTGGATGGGGATTTATTATTAGTGAAGAAGTAAGGTTTGTCAAGTTCTTCTTTCACTGGACTGGTCTATCACAAAATACAAAATTCCCAGAACTTAAACCAGGAATGAAAGTGGAGTTTGTTCCAATTAATCTAGACGAACTTAGGGATGGAACTATGAATAGAGGACCTAGAGCAATTAAGATTGAGGTAATAACATGAGTGATTTTACTGATCACGATGTTACTGAGGCCATGATAAAATTCGGTGGTGGATTTGTTCAACAATTAGGACAATTATATCGACGTGGAGATTCTGACAATAGAAAGAGACTCTTAGCGGCCTTCCCAGAATATTGGCAAACGTATAAGCGAATAGCAATTGAGCATCTAGAAGAGAAGCAAAAGGTAGATTAAATGGAAACTGAAACAATAATCGAAACTAAGAGACAGCAGATTAATCTCTTCTCAGATGCAAGCGTAATGAACGCATTTGAGAAATGCCCACAACTAATGAAGTATCAGTACATAGATAATCTAAGACCAAAAGGAATTGTCAATGTTGGATTAGAGAAGGGAGATTTAATTCATATCCCACTTAAGCACTACTACAGTCAGAAAAAGGCCGGAGTAGAATGGTCCGATGCTATCCAATTTTCAGTAGGTAAACTATTGAGGTATACTCCAAAACTAAATCTAGCAGATAAGGATATTCAGGATGTGATGACATCATTTATGTCTTACTGCGAGTTTTATAGATTTGAAAGATGGGAAGTTGTAGAAGTTGAGAGGCCATTTAGATTAGTCATCTATGAGGATTCTGACCTGCGAGTAATATTGCAAGGTAGAATAGATTTACTAGTAGACAATGGTCAAATGATAATGCCAGTAGACCATAAATCTGAGTCAAGAAGGTCAGAACCAGTAGAACTTAGTAATCAATTCATGGCGTATGCTTATGCCTCTAAGTCAAGTAATATCATAGTAAACAAGATTGGATTTCAAACTTCTCTTAAAGCTGAAGAAAAATTCTATCGCAAGATGCTATCATATGAGGATGATAACCTTGAAGAGTGGAGAGATGAGTATATTTTCAAGATTAGAGAACTAATAGGATACGCAGAAATAAATCATTTCCCACATCGTTATAGTTCATGTCAAGATAAATATGGTAAGTGTTCCTTTCATGATATCTGCCATACTCATAGAGCGGCGCGGGAAATGAAATTAAAATCTCACTTTCAAATTGTTGAACCTTGGGACCCGTTTTTGGACAAGGAGGAAGAAGATGAAAGTAAAAATACTAATGAATGATGATTCTGCAAAGGTAATCTATTGTAAGACTCTTAAGATAAGAGAAGAAGGAAATAGTCTTGAACTATCACACGATGGTAATATCATCGGACATAATATCAAAGATATTTTCCTCATCTCAATAAGAACAAGAAATGATAGCATTTAAGTGTGTCTGGTGTAATTTTGAAACAAAAAATCCAGCTTCAGATAGATGTCCAATTTGTAGGTCAGTGTTAATAAAGGTGATAAGATGAACCATATTCACAGATACATTAGAAAGAAATTAGGAAAATCAGTAATATACAAGTGCAATCTTAAAGGATGCACTCATTTCATCCAGAAGGAATTAGCAGAAGGAAGAAACTGTATCTGCAATAGATGTAGTAATTCCTTTATCATAACTAAAGAAACATTAAAGAATTGTCCAGCAAAACCACACTGTGAAAACTGCTATAAGAGACCAAGTAAAGAGAAAATTCTGGATGAGTTGATTGAGACGCTAGTAGGTGAATAAATGACAGATTACAGGGAGATAATAATAAAAGTTGTTAATGAGAATAATGGAATAAAGGGAGTAGACCTTTCACTTAGAGTTATGGCCCTAATAAATCCAGTAAAATTTGATAAGGATGAATACTTTCAGTCTCTCTCTAAAGCAATAGAAGATGGAGAAATATTAGAACTGGAGTTCACAGTACCTAAAGTAGACTATAAAGTCAAGTCAATATTCTTCCCAAAGGGAACTATATTTGAAAGCTGGAATCAGATTAGTAACTGGGAGAGTAAATGATTACATTAATCTGGAAACTAATTCGTCATATTATTTTTGAAATAAGAATCTGGAATGAAACATACATAAGTGAGGGAACTAGACAGCATTATATCCTAAACGATAAGAGAGTAGAGTGAACGGAATGAAACTATGCGCCTGTGGAAAGCCAAACCCATCGCAATTTGCAATGTGTTGGAACTGCGCAAAGTATATATTAAACCATTACGCTGGTAAGCTACCACCCTATATAGAAAAGGAGATTAAGGTAGGTAAGACTGACATAGAAAAACTAATTACTATAGTAAAGAAGAAGAAATTAGATTCTTGGCAATGTAATTTCGTAGAATCCATCGAACAACAATATAAAACAAAAAATAAGCTAAGCGATAAACAACTAACAATATTGAGGAATATATAAATGGACTTGACAGATGAACCATTAGGTAAAAGGTTAATGGCCCTGCTAGTAGCTGAGCATGGATTAGGTAAATCAGGATTAGCGGCTTCCTTTTACAAAGGAGGACCATTAAAATTTTTCGATTTTGATGGCAGACTAGATGGAGTGAGAAGGTTATTTCCTCATGTTAAGAAAGGAGAGATTCAATATGAAACATATGGCCCAATGAGGGAAGGTAAGTTCAAGAGTATAATTGACTTCTCAAAGGATTGGCAGGCACTAGCTAAAAGTTGCCCATTTGAAACTGTAGTATTAGATGGTCTAGCCAGTATGACTAATACATCTATAGTATTTCAGATGATTAGTCGTGGAGCTGCCCAATATAATCAACTCCCAACCGCATTAGCCGACCCACAACAAAGAGAAAAGCTTACGAAAGGGGGTATTCCAGTTCCTTCATGGGATGAGTTTAACGGAGAAGCTATGTTTATGTGCGAAGTTTTTGACATTGCTAAGATTCTACCATGCAATGTCATATTAACTTCATGGCCTAGAGCAAAAACAAATATCTTAACGAAGGAGGTAAAGGAAAGTCTAGTTACATTTGGTGTGAAAACTCCAGATATGGTTCCAGGTTATTTCAATGAAATTTGGAGAGTAATTGCTAGAGCAAAATCAATGGAACAGGGCGCTGATGTTGGACGGTATTTAATTACTCAACCTTATGGTGATTACATTGCTAAGACTTCATTACCATTACCTGGAGAAATAGAGATTCCAAAGATAGATAAATATGGCTGTGCGTGCTGTAGAAAGGATGGGTATTTCTGGGGAATATTACAAGAGTTAAAGAAAATAGGACTTGAAAGACTAGCTCAACCAGTAATAGTATAGGAGGTATATGTCACTATTTAATCAAATGATTAGGGGTGGTGGAGGAGATTATCCTCAAGAAGCAAAATCAACAGGACCATACAAATCTAGAACATTCAAGGAAACAATTCAGGACCAAATCTCCTTTCATGAAAACAAAGTAGCAGAACTAAAAGCAGTTAGAGATAGCTTGACACCAGAGATAGAAACATTTGTTGAAGCCTTACAAAAACTCGGTTAACAATAAGGAGAAATACAATGCCGGTAGTCCGTTTCAGCCAAGAGGATTTTCTTCGTTCAAAAGTTTGTAAGCCTGGCTGGTATCACTGCCTAATTAAGGCTATACTAACTAAGGCGGCAAAGACCGACGGTTCAACTAATTATCAGCCTCAATTAAAGATAGTTGAACCTGGCGACTATCTAGGTATTCCACTTGATGACAACATCAGTGAGAAAGCACTTGGAATAGGAGGAATTAGGTTCGTTAGAGCATGTAATGGAGGAAATGAACCAAAGTGGGATGAGAATTATGAACTAGCAAATGGAGTAGGTAAAGTCATAAAGGTTCACGTCTCTAACTCACTTTACAATGGTAGAGTTAAAAACGATGTTGATGACTATGATACTCCTGACCCATCATTCAAGGTTCAAGATTGAGATTTCTCCCGTACAGCATTAAATAACAGGGAGAAATACTTCCGTTAGCCGAGGAAGTTAAAACATATCGGCGTAATTTTATGCCTGAAATAACAGTTCTTCAAAATTATTCAGAATTTAGAAGAGAATTTGATACTAAGCTGGTATACACCAGAAGAGATTTTGCTGAGTTCAGGAATAAATTAGAGGAAGAGTATGTGATTAATAGAGTAATAATGCGTGGTAAGGATATCAATGTTGCTCTGCAAATACTAGCTATTCACAAAACTCCAGAAGGAATAACAGTAGTCGTGAAATAGAAATGCCTGAGAACAGATTACAAAGATGTAGAGAATCATATCCAGAACTACACTGTAAGCATGTCTTTATATTCAAAGCACAATCTAACATAGCTCCATTCATAAATGCAGACGGTAGTGGGACAACAATTAAATTCTGTATAGATTGTGGACTAGTAGAATCTTATACCAGAAGTCAAGTTGAATTTGAGGAAGAACTAAAATGCACATAAACAGAAATGGGTCTGACGGATTCAGATTAGATGTGGAAGTATATTCTAGTGTTGGTATTAAATCTGGGTTTAATATCATCACGGCCCAAGCAAGATATTTAGTTCATGGAATAGATGATGTATTGTGGACCGATTCGATAGAAGACGTTCTAGCTTATTTCAGAGAAGAATTAAAAAGATTAGAAATATTGGCACCAAATGTTGAATCTTTTGGAAGTTAAGAAAAGAATTCAGTCAGAAAAAGATTGGCAATCTCGGTGCCGTGATATTGATATTTTTCATTCTCAATTGAACTTGACTAGAAAAAAATGGTCAATTAGAAAGACGGCCAAACTTCTCAAGATGTGCGCCTCAACAGTATGTGAGGATTTACAGTTAGCCGCGTTTTTAGTAAATGATACAAGCATAGAAAAATTCAGGCGCCGAAAAGATGCCTTGGAGTATATAAGAAATGACTGAGATAAGATTTGAAGTTGATGGTAAGGTTATACCAATCGAAAAAGGCAATTACATATTATTAGTTCATCCAAGTTGTATAAACTTCGACGTGCTAATGAGAATAATACAAGACATACATAAAAATTTTGGAGCTGACATAATAGTAATTCCATGTTATGACATAACCAAAGTAAAATTACTGAAGATAGAAAAAGACGAAATTTGAGGTATATAAAAAATGACAACTGCACAACTAAAAAGCATATTTAATAATGAATTTGGATTAGGTAAGTGGCCTGATAAGTATGAAGTTGACCATGAAACATATGCTAATGTTTGTCAAGCCATTTTCAATTGGCTAGTCGAAACTGGTAATGCGCAGAATTATCCCTGCTTAGAACAGGATAAGGAAGCCATATCACTAGGACCAAACAATGGAATAATGTTTAAGAATGTTGAACTTATTCTAAGTAGAAAACAATAATGATTCCTAATGACCAGCCGCTAAGAAGGCAAACAATACATAGAATGTTGTACTATCTAGTTGATGAACCGGAAGAAAAAGATTTAACTTCTTGGGAAAGAGATTTTATACATTCAATCTTTGAGCAATTCCAACATAGACTAGACCTTACCAACAAGCAGTGTGAAATCTTAGAAAGGATATATGACAAATGAGCATGAATAAACAATTGAATGGCTTGCCATTCTTTCTAGACTTCTTAAAGAGATTACATCCACTTGAACTAGTAAAACTGCAACATGAATTAAGACAGTATCCTGAAGACAGACAGTATCTTGAACAGGTACTTGAAGAACTAAAACAGAGAGACAAGAAAAATGAATAACAATGAATATGAGTGTGCATTTTGTCATGGTATATTCGGACGTATAAGAGACGAAAATTGGAATGAAGAGGAAGTTGAAGAAGAATATAAAGAAATGTTTCCAGGGAAATCAATTAAAAATAGGGATATAGTATGTGATGATTGTTGGCAGATAGTTAAACCTTGGCCATGTTATTATTGTGGAACCAAGAATCATCCAAAGGATGATAAGTGTGTGATGTGTGGAAAAAGGATAGGTGAGAAGTGAATATAATACCAAGCAATGGAATAACAATATTAGACTCTACAATGGAAAAGAATGAGATAAGAATAATAAAATCGTTATCAGAGGTCTTGGGATTTGAAATAAAAAATGAAACAGGCAAACATTTATATGTTGAAGTTGAATGGGATTATTCCTCGAAAGCTTCTGAGGTTTACTCAATCAAGAAATTAATAATTAGGCAATGATAGACGATAGACATAAAATATTTGTCCCAGGTAGAGGTTCAGTTTCTTCCAAAATAGTTGCAGTTGGTGAAGCTCCAGCACAAAGAGAAATTGAAGAAGGAAAATGCTTTGTAGGACCATCTGGTCATCTATTAGATGAAATGTTGGAAACTGCTGGAATTGATAAGAATGAAGTCTACTTCACAAATGCTATCAAATATATGCTAGGCCCATCAGAGGACCAATATGGAAGGAAGTATAGTCCTCAACAAAGATGCGATTATATTGGTCAGGATTGGTCAGAGCAAGTTGAATTCTTAGGCAACGAAATAGCAGCATTAGACCCTAATATCATAATAGCATTAGGTGGCACAGCACTACAAGCGTTATGTAATAAGCCTTTTAATTCAATTAGGAAATGGAGAGGCAGCGTAATACTAGGAATGGGCCATAAGGTAATTCCTACATTTCATCCTGCTGGATTATTCCACAAGAAAGACTCGGAAGAGAATAAGTACTGGATTAAGAACATAATCGAATTTGATTTAGCTCGTGCCTTAAAACAAAGTCAATTCAGAGAATTCAGATATCCAGAAAGACTTCTTCAGATATGCAGTTCAAGTCATGATTTGACTAGATTCTTAGATGACCACAACTCTGAAGAATATCTAAGTATAGATATTGAAGCAATTAAATGCGTTCCAGTTTGTATAGGATTAGCATTTACGTCATGGCGTGGAATGTCAGTTCCATTGTGGGGAAAGACTGACGTATGCAAGATTTCAGACATGACAGAAGCTGAACTAGTTAACATTTGGATGATTCTTGACAAGTTGCTAAGAGATGAAAAGTTCAAGAAAGTAGGACAGAATTTCAAGTATGACCAAGATAAGATTAGAAGGTTAGGATTCAAAGTCAATAATTTCTATGCAGACACTCTCCTGATGAGTTCCTGTGTTAATCCAGAATTTCCAAAGTCATTAGAATTTAACACTTCAATATACACCGAAGAACCATATTATAAGGACGAGGGTGATGAGTTTAATTATTCTAAGCATCCTATTAGTAATTTATTTTATTACAACAGTAGGGATAGTTGCGTTACAGAAGAAGTTAGACTTGGACTTGAGAATGATTTGTCTGAGCTTGGTCTTACTGAATTCTATCATGACTTCTATCATTATTCACATGATTTATTTCTTGAAATAGAAAATTATGGAATAGCAACAGACGAAGCGGCACGGGCTGAATTGCTTTTGAAATACACCACGTGGGAACTAAGACTTAAATCAGACCTGTACAAACTAACTGGAGTAGTAGTTAATCCCAATAGCCCACAGCAAGTGGCTAAACTATTATACGAAGTATTTAGACTTCCATTAAGAAAAGGAACTGGAGAGGAAGTCCTTACTGCAATACTAGCTAACACTGCAAAGAAACCAGAGCATATTCATGCATTGAATATAATTTTAGAAGCACGGCGCGTTAGGAAACAAAAAGGGACTTACATTCTAGCAAGGCCAGATTATGATGGTAGAATGAGAACATCATATTTCATATGTGGAGCCGAAACTGGCCGCCGCTCTACTCAAATGTTGAAACCACCTGTTCGTCCTGAAAAATGTGGTGTTTCGTGGCATACGTTATCTAAGCATGGTGATATAGGAAGTGACATTAGGAAGATGTATATTCCAGATTCCGGCCTTATCTTTCTAAATCTAGACCAGAGTCAAGCTGAAGCGCGCATCGTCGCACTGCTATGTAATGACCTTGAATTACTATCTCAGTTTGATAAGATTGACGTTCATGCTCTAATGGCTTCATATATCTTTGGTGGAACTTGGCTTGACCACTCAAAGCAAAAGCATGGACATGAAACTCCTGAGAGATTTATTGGTAAGACAGGTAAGCATATGACGAATTATGATGCTGGAAAGCATAGAGTAATGGAAACAATAAATACTGATGCCAGAAAATATGGTATTCCAATCAATATAAGTGAGTGGAAAGCAGGAAAGATTCTTGAAACTTTACATGATAAGAACCCTAGGATTAGACAGGTATTCCATACTAAAATACAAGCAATTGCTGGAAAAAGAATTCTAACTAATCCTTTTGGGAGAAAGAGAATCTTTTATGAAAGATATGGAGATGATTTATTCAAGGAAATGTATGCTCACATTCCACAATCCACGGTCGCGGACAATACATTAAGAGCAATGTTAGATGTTAAGAAAGAGTTTAGAGAGCATGTAATGATTTGTGGTGAATCTCATGATGCTTTCTTGTGTCAAGTTGACAAACAAGAAATAGATGACTTAGCGCCGCGCATTAAATCTGTAGTGGAAAAGGAGATAGACTTTAGTCAGTGCAGTTTATCTAGAGGTAAGTTACTTATTCCTTGGGATTTAGAAATTGGAGAAAACTATAAAGATTTAAGCAAATTAAAAATGGAGGTGGCTGCATGATATGTTGGTATTGTTATTGGGGATGGTCGAAACCCGTTAAAGATATTTATAACAAATATATAAATATAGCGGGTGAATCAGCCATGCACTATGGAGCTGCACATATAGTTTGGGATGATGAGAATTTTGAACGAGAACACATTAAATGGTGCTTAGATAATTTTGAAATCGGCAAAAGAGAAGATAGTACCGATGAAGAAAATAAAGCTACAAAACAGTCACTAATTGACTTATTAGAATTGCCTGATGACATACTATGTCCGGAGCCAGAAGATTATGATGGTATACATCCAGAAAATTATCCACCTACCATAGAGGTTAGTAAATGAATAATCAAGATTTAATAGAACTTAGAGAATTATTTAGGAAAAAGTTCAAAGAAAATGATTTTTGTATTGGTGAAGAAGAAGTAGAGAAAGTATTTAGAGAACTTCTCAGTGAACCTGAACCTGTCGAATCTATTCATAGTGGACCTTCTCTCTCAGCAGATGAAATATCTCAAATAATTGAGTCAGCTTTAGGTAAAGCTAATATTAAAAGTTTATTTGATGGAGATAGTGCTCTTTTCAAATACATGACAAAGAAATGAAATATGATTTCATTAGAAGCCAAGACCAAAAATCTGAAGGTTACTCTAGAGCTTAGATATGATGGTGTAACGAAACAGGTATTCACTACTCCAAAGTATGCTTTAGAAAAGCGGCTTCAGGCAGTAATGGTAGGATTGCGTTCTGAATTAGTCATGTTTCTAACAGAAGTGGAGAAAGAAATTGGAGATTAGTCTTAGATGCCCATTTTGCAAAAATGATATAGAAGATTTAATAGAGAAAGTACGTGAATATAAACCATTTGAACTAGACAAGGGAAAGAAAGTTAGAATCATAACATATCTATGTGTGGTTTGTAGTAGGGAATTTGATATAGACCATGAGACAGAATAATGTCGTGGTTAAGCTTGCTTTTGGAGATGGTAAAAGAATATGAAAGCCCTACTCCATTTTGGTATTGGTCAGGTCTTTCCACCTTAAGTGCTATAGCAAAAGATAAAGTATGGGTTGAAAGAAGTGGAAACCTTCAGGTTTATCTTAACATATATGTCCTACTTTTTGGACGTAGTGGAATTAGAAAAGGTCCACCAATAAACTTAGCAAAAGAGTTAGTAAAGAAGATTGGAAATACAAGAGTAATTTCAGGTAGAAGTTCAGTTGAAGCAATCGTAGAAGATTTGAAAGAGGTTCAGACTGACCAAGCTAGAAAGACAATCTTAACAGATTCATGTGGATTCATAGTATCATCAGAATTTTCTAGTGGAATCGTCAGAAGTGAACAAGCCCTTACAACTTTGACAAACCTATACGATAGACGATACAATGAAGGGGCATTTGATATTAGATTAATAAGAACTGGAAAGCAAACCTTAAAAAGTCCAACCATAACTATGTTAGGAGGCATTAATGAGGCACATTTTCAAAGTTTTATGGAAGATAAGGATATAACAGGTGGGTTCTTAGGAAGAACATTTGTAATCCATGCCAATGAAAAGAATAGAATTAATTCATTAATGTTTGAGATGGAAAATAAGATTGATGAAGAAAAACTACTAGAACACTTAAAGCTAGTCGAAAAGTTAAAAGGTCCATTGATAATTAGTGATGCTGGAAAAGTAACATACAATGCGTGGTACAATGACTTCTATTCTGTAAATACAGAGGATAAGACTGGAACACATGAAAGAATTGGAGATTCAGCGTTAAAAATCGCTGGTCTACTAAGTTTATCAAATGGAATCTCAATGGAAGTAAACCAGAAAGAAATAATGACTGGAATTGAGATGGCTGAAAAGTTAATTAATTCTGCCAGACACGTTACTTTCACTCTCCATGAAGAGGAAAGTTTATCAACTCTCAAGAAGAAGATATTGAAGATTCTAGTTAAACGAATTGACCACAAGATAACTGCAAGAAAATTACTAGCGGATTTACATGGAGTTCTTAACGCAGATGATTTAGTGAAAATTGGAGAAACACTTCAACAAGGAGGATTAATTGACATTTATATGTTTGGCGACTCAGTTGTGTACGAGATGAATAAAAATATTGTAGAAAAATTAAAACATGCAATTGGTGAGGAGTAGTATGAAACTAAGTGATAAAAGGTTTAATATATTTCTATCAAAAATAAGAATAAATAGTGAAGGTTGTTGGGTATGGCGTGGTACTATAGATGTAAATGGATATGGCAAAATTATTATAAATAAGAAACAACTAATAGTGTCAAGAGTAGCGTATCTAATATTTAATGGCATAGATTTAGAACACTACTATTTAGATTTTGATACCAGGCATTTTAGATGCCATAATCCATCATGCGTAAATCCATTTCATCTTAAAATAGGAACTAGGTCAGATAACATGAAAGATTCAGTAAGAGATAAAACTTGGGCCAATCAAAACTCTAGGAAAATAATATGTATTAGAGGCCATCCACTAAATGACACATATATAAATTCTAGAGGTGAAAGAGTTTGCAAGAGATGTAATACCATTAGATGTACGAAATACCAAAGAAGAAAAAATAAAGAAGAAATAGTTAGAAAACTTCAACATGCAATAGGAGAATAATATGCTAGCAACATTTTTAAGAGAAGGAAAGGTAACAGCCGTGATAGAGTTGAGCGGAATGAACATAAAGACATTTGCTTTAATACCTTATAAACTCTTGAATGAGGTTGATATTTCAAGAATTGACTATGACACAGTTATATTTTCAGAGAGCAATATAACCGTGGTTGTAAAATAGGAGAATAATATGTTTGATAAGTACACACTAGAACAAGTTAGAAAAGACACAGCAGAATATTTGGATAAATCAATATACCCTAAAGTAGAAGTATTAGTTACAAACTATTTAGAGAAGACAATAGAAGATAAAGTTAGAGATGTTGCAAAGCAATTTTTTAAGGATAGGAATGAAGAGCTAGCTAAGACTCTTATTAAAATAATTGAATTGTTAGCCATTGATAGACTAAATAAAGGAGAATAATATGCACTGCAAGTTAACGCTCAAGAATAGCAAAACAGTTTTTACTTATGACTTAGATCAATTAGAATACGTAAAAAATGATGGCAATGGAAATGAATATATAATAGTATCTGGTGTGCTCATAAAACAAGTGACTGATAATGAATTTCCATTAGCTGAAGGCAAAGTATTTGATAAATTCATATTTGGGTCCAAAACTAACACTCCACCGAGTACAATAGAATTTTACTAGGAGAATAACATGGCAGATGACAGAGGACATATCGACTTAATTATTGATTTAGGAAATTTATTAGAGGAGGCCAGAGAATATCAGTTTCATGATTTCAAAAATAGAGATTATGCTGCTCCAAAAGTAGAGTTACACAAGAAGTTACTAGAAATTGATAAGAAAATGCGAGAGGGAAAATATGACAATTGAAGATGATGACCCTATAGTTAATCAAGAGCCATTTGAAGTTTCAGAAGCTAGAATAAAACTTGTAGATTCTCCTTGGGAGGGATTTAAGAAAATGACAGAATTTAGGATAGAAAGATTAGTATCAGAATTCATAATTATAGAAATCATGCATAACCAAGGTAAAACCTTTCAAGTATCCATAATTCATCCAGAAACGAGTACCTCATACTCTTTTCATGTTCCAATCAAAAATGTCCATATAATAAAAGATATGCTAGATGCACTTGAAACTTCACTAAGATTAAGGAAATTAATATGAATGATGAATGGAAACTCCCTAATGGTTCTATTATAAAATTTGGGGACAAGAAAGATGAAGATTATAAAGGGCAGGAGATTGACTTTTCTTTTCTAGAACCAGAACAATTTGAAATTTCAGAAGAAGGATATAAGAAAATGAAATATCCACCAGACCCATCAACCACAAACATCAAGGAGTTTTATAAAGGACACCAGTGGGCATTTTGGAAGAAATATAAATGGTATCAATTAAGATGGTGGAAGGCTCTATTCAGAGGAGAATCAAGAGGAGATTGGACTACTAAGAAATGAAATTACCTAGCCCTTTCAGCCTCTTGCATTTCTCTAGCAATAGGCGGCCCAATAAATGGAATAAATCTAGTACCTTTAGTGGCAGCTTTTTGAAAATCTCCTTTAACCACATCTTTACCAATATCAACAACTCTCATTAAATCATTTAATGCACTTCCAGCTAAACTTCTAAGTACTTCACCTCCACCACCAGCTAGAGATTCTATTACATCAGCATATATTCCAAGTGCAAATGACTGAGCCATATTCTCTGCAAATCTAGCTATTAATGGGTCTTCTATTCCAAGTCTTTTTTGAATAAATTCTTGTCTACCACCAATTTCTTCACTAACCTTTTCTTCACCGGTAACTCCAGTTCTAACGAGTCCTCTAATTAGAGCCTTAGCGTCACCAGTCATTTCACCAGCAATTTGACTAGCTCCTAGAAGCATAGGAATCGCTCTGACTGGATTCTGTATGATTAAGTCTTTAATGATTTTAGTCTGAGCAAATTGATATTTATGGAATAAGGTTAGTAGATTAGCAAGACCAGAACCAGTCCAGTATTGAGGCATATTCTGGGGTTCAGCTAAACCTTGAGTTAGTTCAGCAGTTCTGAACGCCGCTCGTTTGATTTGCATAGGATTTAATTCAGTTTGTTTCATTAATTCAGTAGGGTTAGTTAGAGTTAAATCTTGTAATTTCTTAAGATTTAATGGATTAGCGTTACCAGCTTTTACCTCATTAAATAGTTGCTTAGCATATGAACGGCCAGCAGAGGACGAAATAGTTCGCATGAATTTCTCACCCTCGTCTAGACCATAAAGTTTAGTAGGTGAGAATTTAGAATCCTTAATAGCGGCGGCGAATATTTCCCTGAAAATGTTTTGCAGCGCGCCACTTTCCTTTGCAAATTCACCAGATTCTTGACTCCTAAATATTGTATCCGTTAAACCTTTAACAAACGATTTAGTATTAGTCTGAATAGGAATCATTGCAGTCGTATTCAAATTACTAATACCAGAAGTAGATAAGTGTAACCATGCCTGCATTGCTGTAGCTTTGCGGGAAATATCAATAGAATCATAATCTCCTACTTGACCTCTATTTAATAGTTTCTTCATCATTTCTGTAGAGTATTCTGGATTCTTTGTTCTTCTAATTAAATCCATTAATGGACTTTCATTATCTGCTAAATCCATAGGACCATAGTTATTTGATTCCGTAATACGCCTAGACATTTCGGTTATATGTTGTCTATATACATCTTTATCTACTCTATATCCTGGAAGATTAGTTTCTCTAGCATGTTGAGCATCAATTAATCTTTCTCCAAATCTCTTAGCATTATTTAAGAGTGCATCAATTTCTGCCGGAGCCATTCCCTTTTCAGTTAATCTAGCACGTAAATCAGTAGGATCTCTTTTAAGAGTATCAAAGAAATCCTCAGTATACATATGAGGCCAGTAGTTTTCTCTAGGCTGCCAAGGAACTTGTTTTGTTCCATCCTTACTACGTAGTCCAGCGCCAGAATTAGTCATCTCGTTACTAATTTCAGAATCTAGTAACTTGTATCTTCTAACTGATTCAGCAATCTTTTCACTTTCGGCTCTAGCTTTTCCCTCAATAGAATCTACAAAGTTGCTGAACTTACTTTCAGGTACTTTATCAATGATATTGTCATATCTATTAATCCAAGTTCCAGCTTTAATATGAGAGTCTACCTGAGTCTGCTTTACTAACTCACCTAGTTGTGGATGCTGAGTAGACAATTCAGTATCAATTGATGAAGTCATTTTTCCAACAAATCTACTAGTTGGAGTCTCTCTATGGAGAAATCTCTGAACAAATGATGGGTCATTAATAGCTTGAGATAGTTCAGGATTTTTAATTGCAACTTCAGCAGCAGTATTTGCAAGATTACTTGGAGCGCCGGCAGATTCCAAATTCTTAGCTTGCATGACAATTTGTGGACTTCTGGTTACTTCCCTTCTAAATTCAGTAGCAGGCTTAATAAAAGCCTTTTCAGGTTCTCTAAGTAGACTCATAGTTAATTCTTTTTGTTCAGCAGTTGGAATATTTGGTGCCCTTAAATATCCAGTTCTTGCTGCCGCTACTTCTCCAGAAGGACCACCATAAAACGTAGGTTCTTGCAAAGATAAAGCACGTTCTGGAAGTAATGCTCTAGGAGTAACTTCTGGGATAATCTCTGGAGTAGGAGTTTTAATAGTCTCAGCAATTTTAGGTAATGCTCCTCTAGCTGCACCAATAGCACCCAAAGCTGGAATTTCAGGTTGACCTAAAATTCCTGATAATACTTCACCTGGATATGCAGCTAATGAACCTAAAGCACCACCCCACCATTGTAATGATTCAGGCAATTTAGAAGCTACATCAGAAATCTTATGGTATAGTGGGTCGAAATCAAGTGAAAATATTGATTCATCTGGTCTAGGTCTAAATACTTTTGGCTTAATTTCAGGCTTAATTTCTATAGGTTTAGCCTCTATTTTCTTAGGCTCAACTTTAGAAGGTTCAGTTTCAAATTGCTTAAAAAAGTCTTCTTGAGGCTCAGCTTCAAACTGCTTGAAGTAATCTTCTTCAGGAGGTTCAAATTGAGAGAACCAATCTTGAGGCATTATTTTACCATTCTAGCGCCGCGCTGAGTAGCTTGCGTAACCATACCTTTAGGGACTACTACGACTCTACCATCTGGAGTTCTCATTCTGACTGTATCTCCAGTAGGTTTAGCAACCTCAGTAGTAGGTTTAACTTCAGTAGTAGGCGCTTTAGTAGGACCACCTTCATAAATGAACTTTCTCATTTCTTCATATGTCTTTTCATTTGGACCAAATATATATCCTGGAGAAGTTATACTAAAACCACCACCTGGAACTACCTTAATATGCTTGGCCCACTCTGGATGAGTATTTCTAGCTTCTTCTGCACGCCTTAAAACATCGGCCCTTTGCTGAGTTGGTAGTTTAGGTTCACCAGCTTTTTGTGCTTCCAACTCACTTTTATGCCTAGCTTGAATATCTTCTAATGATTCCCTTCCAGTCTGCCTAACTGTTTCAGTTGTTCTAGCTTCTTCTCCACCTGCTCTTACTCTTTCCATTGCTTGCCTACCAGTAACATCAGCAGTCTTTCTTGCTTCCTCACCAGTAGCACCAATTCTTGCTAATGCTCCAGTTTGCATTATCTCTAATTTTTCTCTTTCATCTAGCTTTCTACCCAAAGTTTGTTCAGCAAGTCTAATTTTCTGACTTGCCTCATATTTCCTCTGTTCTAGCTGTTCCTGTGATAATCCCATTCTTTCTTCAGATGCTCTTCTTCTTTCTCCTAATTCAGCCGCTCTCAAGTTAAGTTGAGCTGTTCTATATCCACTAGTAGGGTCTAAAACATTTATATCATGTAATTGCTTACCAGTAGCAACTTCTCTTGCTATATCTCCAAGAGAAGGTTGATAAACTACATTTGGTGGTTTAGATTCTTGCCTTAATCTTTCCTGCTGAGGTAATTCTCTTGCCCTTGTAGATTCTTCCCGAAACATTATATCTTGGGCACGTTCTTTCTGTCTTATCATTGGCTCTATCTGAGACATGAAAGTACCAAATATATCATCCTCACTTCTCCTTCTAGGAGCACCAGCAGGAGGATAAATATTATTCATTCTCAATTTTTCTAGAAAAGAAGCCATATTATTCTCCTAACCAAATCTAGGTCTATAACCAGAAGGCATACCTCTTTGATAGGCATTAATTAACATTCCACCACCAGCTTGTCTTCTTGATGCTCTCTGTTCTTCAAGTTGTTCTTGACCCTGTGCTTGTCTACCAAAAAGTTCTGCTAATGCGGGAGTAGTTCCATATAATCCACGCATACCTTCTGTCGCTGCCATCTGTCGTCTTGTATCTTCACTACGTAAAGATTCCATGCCACGTATAGCTTCTAATCCTAATTGTCCTCTCTCAAGCCCAGTCCTTTCACCAAATTCTCTTCCTCTCATTTCAGCTTCTAGATTAGTTCTATCAATATCTCTTTGTGCTCCAGCTTCTTGCCCAGCAAATTGAGCATATTGTGGAGCGGCTTGCATTCTACCCTGAGCCACCATTTGAGCAATTTGAGCATTAACATTAGTTGTTGTTCCAGCTAATTGCTCAGATAAGTCTCTCGACATTCTAGCAGTAGTAGCACCATAACCAGGACTGTAGCCACCCTGTAATGAACGTTGTCTATTAAGATTTTGCATTGCATTAGCATAAACAGACCTAATTGGAGATATTCCTCTTTCTCTAATATTAGATATATCTCCTGTAGAATAACCACCAGTAGTTGCTAATTCACCTAACGTGCCCAATGCTCCTGAAACCTCAGGAGTTCGCTGATAAGCTAAAGTTCTTGGAGTATAAGGAGTCGCTCCACTGGAAGCACCAGAAAGAATACTTTGATATTTTTGCATTAGCCCTTGACGTTCTGAGTCTGGACCTTTATCCAGCATACTTCTATAACGATTCATTATCTCATCATAATCTTGACCAGTCTGTTCTATAGAAGCAGGATAGGCTTGTTGTGGAGTTCTAATTACTGGTCCTTTAGGTCTAGTAAGAGGACCAGTACTAGGAGTAGGAGGACGCCATCCAGGAGAAGTAAGACCAGCAGGCATTATTTTTTACCTTCATGTTCTATACTATAGTGATTTCCATCCTTAAATCTACCACCCCAAGAACATTTAATATCACCAAATGATTGCTTTTCCCACCATTCACCCAACTGCTTATGGTCCTCAGTTTTATCTAGAAATTTTCCATCTCTAAATAAATTTAAGTCGATTGCAAGACTTTTAGTATGAAGTGAATTCTTAATTCCCTTTTCCAGTTTAGCCAGCCTAGCTGCTTCTTCTGAACTTCTAAGACACTCGCCGAGAGTAATCGCATAACCAAATTCTTGTGCTTGAAATATTAATTCAGCAACTAAATTAGCAAATATCGATTGCTTCTCTCTTAATGTCATAGACCAAAACTCGTGAACATTGAACCAACTGAAATAGACCTATCAAGTGTTCCTGCAGTATTAAATATGTCTACATTCCATTTAAGACCTACTGTAGCCGCTGGAAGATTAGTTGCTAGACTAACTTCTACACCACCATTAACACTGAAAAAAGCTGTTGTTCCACTAATTCTAATCTTTAGCTTATAATAAGTATCAACAGCAATAGCGTCGGAAGCTACAGTAACTTGGGTAACCCCATCACGTGCTACGCCAAACCATTTTGTGGCATCAACAACACTTGAATATCGAAATGCTATACTATTTCCACTTGCAGTATCACTATTAGCGGAACCATTTCCTTGGTCAGTTAACTCAATCCATATGCGAGTGGCTGTTAAATCTGGTCCAGTAATAACTTCTATTTCAAATGATGGTTCTTGCTGAACTTGTACCTTAGAAGTTGTGCTACCCTCAATTGCACCTCTGCCTGCTGTACTATCTCCAGTAACTTTAATATAATTTCCAGTTGTTCTTGGGTCAGCAGCCGCAGCCGCACCTAAAGATACTGTTACCGGATTTGACTGTCCAACACCTACAACCGAAGTTGCACCTACTCCATTAGGTATAGTGCTAAACCATTGTGTTGGAATTGGATTGGTACTGATACCACCACCAGAGGCATTTAATGTAGTTCCAGTAATTGAGAGATTAGTTCCTAATGTAATTTCTTGTGGGTCACCAGCTCCGCTATCACCTCTTCCTAGTAATTTAGATGCGGCAGAAATATGTCTAACTCTATCATTTTGACCTACAAAAAATCCATCTTCTCCATCAATACCATCTATTCCTATTGGCTGACCAGCAGAAGATAAACCACCACCAGAAGGACTAGAATAAGTTTGCCAAGTAGTTCCATCAGACCTTTCTAATACATTTTCACCAGTAACAAAATAGAGAGTTCCTGGCGCAACTGTATTAGCAGCAGGTTGTGCCGCTCTTGTACTTCTTTGGATTACGTCTTGTAATCTACTAGCCAAGGACTATCTCATCACCAGTAATAACAATAACGAGAATATTGTTAGTACCAGCAGAAAGTGTAAGAATCTCGGCCGCATCCATAATTAGATACTTAAAAATAAGTCTAACAGAATCGGTTACTCCAGCCGCAGCCGCCGGAATACTATAAGCAGACCATAATCTAGTTGTTACCCCATCGGCACCCACTGATAGTGTAAATGTTACGGGTGAAGCTGATGGGTTAGAGATATGAATTTCTCTAATTATAGTCTTAGTTAGTGCAGGAACAGTATATACAGTTGTAGGTCCAGTAGCAATCTGAGCAGGTCCATATAAACGCTTTGCAATACGAGGCATTGTTTATTCTCCTATGGGTTAAGGAAATAATCTATAGGGTCTTCATGCTCTTCATCATATATTACTAACTGACCAGTGACGCCAGTCCCTTTTCCAATACTACCATAACTTTCCCAGACAGTCCCATTTGACCTCTCTATAACATTCTCATTAGTTACAAAATATAAAGTTCCATTCAATACATCTGTTGCAAGTGGTTGGTCTACTCGCAAACCTCTCCTATGAGTAAATGCTGTTTTACGATAACCTTGTGGAGGATTTAATGGCATTATGGTGTTGGCACAAATACTGCTATTGACTCACCATTAGCAAATATCAAATCAGTTTCATCTACATCACCATCAGTTAAAGG